CGTGGGCGGGTGGAGCGTGGCCGGCGTATCCGTTCGGGTGGCCGGTCAATCGAGGTGTACGGCTGCGGAAGGTACATCGCCGTGACCGGGGACCGGTTCGAGACCGCCCCGACGCGGCTGGCAGATATCTCCGCAGCGGTCGCAACGTTCACATAGCGCCTCCAGGTGGGGTGCGTCGTCGCCCTTGACCCTGGAGGTCTGTCGTGGGTTCTCGTGGACCTGTCCCCAAACACTCGACGCAGCGGCGTCGACGCAACCAGACTGAAGGCCCCATCGAGTCCGTCACCGTGCCGGGCCAGGTAGCCCAGCAGCCGGAGGCCGACCCGTCGTGGCACCCGATCGCTGCCGACTGGTATCGGTCCCTGGAGACTTCGGGCCAGTCGGTCTTCTACCAGCCCTCGGACTGGCAGACCGCGCGATACGTGGCCGAGGCCATGTCCCGCAACCTCGAATCGGGCCGTTTCTCCGCGCAGCTGTTCGCCGCGGTCATGTCGGCCACGTCCAACCTGCTGACGACCGAAGGCGACCGCCGCCGGCTGCGGATCGAGCTCGAGCGCGGCACCGCCACGGACGCGGACGAGGATGCGGCGGTGGCAGCTCTCGATGACTGGCGCAACCGAATCTCCGGCTAACCGGCTGCTGACGCTCCCGGCCGGAGTCCCGCAATACACGCTCGCGTTCGAGGTCATCCGCTGGGCCAGCAAGTACCTCCGGCACCCGAATGGGCCGCGAGCCAAGCAGCGCTGGGAGTTTGTCGAGTCCCAGGTTCGGTTCCTGCTCTGGTGGTACGCCATCGACGAGGACGGCAACTGGCTGTTCCACCACGCCGTGCGCCGGCTGGCCAAGGGCTCTGGGAAGTCCCCGTTCGCCGCGCTGCTGGCGCTCGCCGAGCTGTGCGCGCCGGTGCGGCTGCTCGACTTCGACCCCAAGGCCCCAGGCGGGGTGATCGGCAAGCCCGTCGACATGCCGCTCGTGCAGATCGCCGCGACCGCCGAGTCCCAGACCGCGAACACGATGCGCATGGTGCGCGCGTTCGCTCCGAAGGGCTCGCGGATCGTTGCCGAGTTCGGGCTGGACCCGGGAAAGACGAAGTACTACAAGGCGCCGGAGGGCACGCTCGAGGTCATCACCTCCTCCACCACCGCGGCGGAAGGCGCCGAGGCATCGTTCGTCGTCGCGGACGAGACCGAGCACTGGAAGCCGAGCAACGGCGGGCCCGACCTCGCCGCGACGCTGCGGGACAACCTGACCAAGTCCAACTCCCGGATGCTCGAGACCTGCAACGCCTGGGTCCCCGGCCAGGAAACCGTCGCGGAGTCCTCCTACGACGGCTGGCTGGCCCAGGAAGAGGGCCGCACCCGCGGCGAGTCCAAGCTCCTGTACGACGCGCGGATCGCCCCGCCGGACACCGACATGGCCGACGAGGCGTCGCTGATGAAGGCGCTGGAGTTCGTCTATGGCGACTGCTTCTGGCAGCGGCTCCGCCCGATCCTCGAGCGGATCTGGGACCCGACGTCGCGGCCGGACGACAGCAAGCGGAAGTACCTGAACTGGCCGACGGCCGCTGAGGACGCCTGGACGACGAAGGAAGCCTGGGCCGCGTGCGCGGACGTCTCCCAGGTCGTCGCCGACGGCGACGAGATCGTCATGTTCTTTGACGGCAGCAAGTCCCGTGACGCCACCGCGCTGATTGGCTGCCGCATGAGCGACGGACACGTCTTCACGATCGGCGTCTGGGAACCGGACGTCGCGCACACCGACGAATCCGTGGTGCCCGTTACCCAGGTCGACGCCGCGGTCCAGTACGCCTTCGACCGCTGGAGCGTGCTGGCGTTCTTCGCCGACGTGAAGGAATGGGAAGGGTTCACCAAGGTGACCTGGCCCGAGCGGTACGGCGAGGACCTCCTGGTGCACTCGGTACCGGGCGGTAAGGACCCCCAGGCGATCGCCTGGGACATGCGAGCTCGGACGTACGACTTCACGATGGCGTGCGAGCTCGTGGAGACCGAGATCAACGAGCGTGCGTTCACGCACGACGGAGATTCCCGGACCTCCCGGCACGTCACGAACGCCCGCCGCCGGCCGAACCGGTGGGGGATCTCGATCGGCAAGGAGTCCCCGGACTCGCCACGGAAGATCGATGCCGCGGTGTGCGTCATCGGCGCGCGAATGGTACGCCGGATCGTGCTGGCCTCTCCGGAATGGCAGAAGCGAACCACCAAGAAGGCCCGGACGGGCCGCGTCTACGGATTCTCTTAGGAGGGTGACCTGTGGCGCTGGCCCAGAACCAGATTGTGCCCACGGCGATGAAGCTGATGACGCTGCGGGAGGACGAACAGCCCCGGCTGGACAAGATCGCGGCCTACGTGCGCGGCCGGCAGGCGTCGGTGTACGTACCGCGGGGAGCTCGCCAGGAGTACCGGTGGTTGATTAATCGGTCACGCGTCAACCTGCTGCCGCTGCCGGTGACGGTGCTCGCGCAGAACCTGTTCGTCGACGGCTATCGAGCGGAGAAGAGCGACAAGAACGCCAAGGCCTGGGACTACTGGCAGGCCAACCGGATGGACCGTGGCCAGCACGGTCTCCACCGCGCGGTGGCTAAGTACGGCCTGGCGTACGTCGTCGCGCTGCCGGGAAAGCTCGGCGATCAGGCGATGCCCGTGATCACCCCGAAGTCCCCGCGGCGGCTCACCGCGTTCTACGCCGACCCGGTGGAAGACGAGTGGCCCGCGTTCGCGATTGAGACGAAGATCGAGAACATCGCCCCGGGCAAGAGACAGCGTGTCGTGCTGCTGTACGACGATCAGACCCGCTACCGGCTGACCGGCAGCGTCGACAGCCGCATCCTGCGCCTGGACACCGGCCCTGACGCGGTCATGGCGCACGGCCTCGGCGTCTGCCCGGTCGTGCGCTACCTCAGCGGTGACGACCTGGACGGCGACGACTGCCTGCGCGGCGAAGTCGAGCCGTTGTTCGATCAGCAGGACCAGCTGAACATGACGACGTTCAATCTGCTCATGGCTCAGCACTACTCGGCGCACCGGCAGCGGTACGTGTCGGGCATGGTAGCCACCGACGAGAACGGAAACCCCAAGGCGCCGTTCGAGGCCGCCGTGGACAAGCTGTGGGTGTCGGAGGACCCAGATACCAAGTTCGGTGAGTTCGGCGCGACCGACCTGTCCGGCTACCTGAACAGCGCCGAGGCCCAGAAGCGGGACATGGCCACCATGAGTCAGATCCCGCCCAACCATCTGCTCGGCCAGATGGCGAATCTCTCGGCCGAGGCGCTGAACGCCGCGCGCGACGGCCTGAACAGCAAGGTGGCCGAGTACAAATCGGTGCTGGGGGAGTCGCACGAGCAGACGATGCGGCTGGCGTCCCTCGCGGCCGGCGACAAGGCCGGCTGGGAGGACACCTCCGCACAGGTCGTATGGCGCGACACCGAATCCCGATCGCTCCAGGCCACCGTCGACGCGCTGGGCAAGCTCACGCAGATGCTCGGCGTGCCGCCGGAAGAGCTGTGGGAGCGCATCCCGGGTGTTTCCCAGCAGGACGTCGAGCGCTGGAAGGCCACGGCCAAGGAGAACGACGCGCTCGGGCAACTGACGGCGACCATCAACAAGCAGATGGCGCCGGCCGGCACTACGCAGCCCGGCACGCCGCCGACCGCGCCGTCGGCACCTCCTGCGGAGCCGACGAGTGCCGCCGCGTAGCCCGAGCGTCGAGCGGTACCGCCAGAACCAGGTCCACCTGGCCGCCGTGCTGTCCCGTGACCTCGTGCACCTGCTGCGCGCCCTGTTCCAGCCTGGCAGCCCGGGCCCGTCGTGGCAGACCGTGCGTACGGCGCTGGCCGCGTTGATCGTGAGCCGGCGCCAGCAGTCCATCGGCCTGGCCACCGCGTTCTACCGAGCCGAGCGGCTTGCCGCCGGCATCCGGACTCCGTTCATTCCGGCCGTGCCGGGTCCGCTGCCCGAAGAGCAGGTGCTGAAGACGCTCGACGCTACGGGCATCGGCACGTTCACCCGTTCGCTGCGAGCTGGCGCGACACCGGAACAGGCCGTGGACCGTACGGCGGTGACTCTGTCGGGTGCGGCGTCTCGGCTGGCGCTGGACGGTGGCCGGGCCGTGGTTGACGAGAGCGTCCAGGCCGACGATGACGCGATGGGCTGGGTCCGGGTCACCGACGCGGACCCGTGCCCGTGGTGCCTGATGATGGCCAGCCGCGGCGCGGTGTACCACTCCGCCGAGACCGCCGGCAAGGAACGGAACTCGCACTTCATCGGCGACGGCGACTTCAAGTGGCACGACCACTGCGGGTGCGCGGCCGTGCCCGTGTGGGACCCCGACGATCCGCACCTCGTGCACGCGGACGAGCTCTACGACCAGTGGGTGAAGGTCACGGCTGGGCATTCCGGCCCGGCTGCGGTGAACGCTTGGCGTCGGCACTGGGAGAACAAGGACCCGGAGGCTTCGAATGGTTAGGTGCGTGGTCAAGCCACTGTCCAAGTGTGAGGAGATCTGGCTGTGCATCGGTCTGCTCGCCCTGAGTGCCGCCGGGTTCACGCTCATGGCGCTGGCCTAATCGAACCACGCGCTGGCCGAGGTCGAAATGTCCGAGTCCAAGATCACTCAAGCATAATCCATATTATGCATGAAACTCGGGCCGCTTCCCTACCGAGTCAGTAGGTGATCCAGGAGACGCCCGGCCGTCCCCCGCGCTGCCACTCTCGGCTCCGCACGCCCGGTCACCTCCTCTGGATCGACTGCCCTCTACGACGAGGGTCATTCTCGCACGTACCCCGGTGCCCCGGCGGCATTCGGGGACAACCACAGACCACCGCGCACTCGCGCGGGAGATGAAGGGCCGCCTGGTGCGGCCCTTTCGCATTAGGGAGGGACGACCGTGCCGGACACGGCCGACGCCGCACAGGACGCGTGGGAGCCTGGCGACAACGACGCGGCGCAGCAGAATGCTGACGCCACAGCCCAGCCCGAGCCGCAGGACGGCGAGGAGCAGGCCCAGAACGATCCGTGGGCGGACCCCGCGGCGGCTCGCAAGGAGATCGAGAAGCTCCGGCGCGAGTCGGCCGGCTACCGGACCAAGCTCCGGGAGGCCGAGCCGAAGCTGACCGAGTACCAGAAGTACCTGGACAGCCAGAAGACCGAGGCCGAGAAGCTGGCCGAGGCCAAGCAGGCCGCGGAGACCAAGCTGGCCGAGCTGACCACGACCAACGCCCGGCTGATGGCCGCGGCGGCGTACAACCTGCCGCCCGACCTGATCGACCTGCTCGGCTCCGGAACGGATGAGGAGATCAACGCGCGGGCCCAGCTTCTCGCCGAGCGACTCAGCGCCTCCTCGGCGCCCGAGCCACCCGCGAGCACGCGCCCGGTCGAATCGCTCACCGCTGGCGGTCGTCCGGCGGGCGAGCCCGAAGAAAGCATCGACGACGCCATCCGGCGCATGGCCGGCCGATAACCACCTGTTACCGCAGCAACCGGACTTACCCGATGGCACGGGGCCGGGGCCGCTGCATACCTGGAAGGAGCCCCCGTGCCCAGTCTTCCCACCATGATCACCCGGGACGCCAGCAACGATCCGTTGGTGCCGACCCCGGTCAGCTCCCAGATTCTTCAGGAGATGCCGACCCAGTCGGCAATCCTCCAGCGCGCACGCCATGTGCAGCTCGCCTCGGCGACGCAGCGGCAGCCCGTTCTGGACGTGCTGCCCACCGCCTACTTCGTCAACGGCGGTGACACCGGTCTCAAGCAGACCACGAACCAGGACTGGAAGAACGTCAGCCTCACCGTCGAGGAGATCGCCTGCATCGTCCCGATCCCCGAGGCGTACCTGGACGACGCCCAGGTGCCGATCTGGGACGAGGTCCGGCCCCGCATGACCGAGGCCCTGGGCAAGCTGATCGACGCCGCGTGCCTGTTCGGCGTCAACCGGCCGAGCACCTGGGGAACGGACATCTACACCGCCGCGATCGCCGCCGGTAACTCCGTCGCCGCGGACGACGGGGTCAGCACGCACGACTTCGGCAACGCCGTCTCCAGCGTCGGCGAGATGCTCGCCACCGACGGTTACGCCGTCGATGGGTTCGCGAGCCGTCCGGGTCTGCGCTGGAAGCTCGTGGGCATCCGCACCGCCCAGGGTGTGCCGGTGTACGAGCCGGACATGCAGGGCGGCAGCGGTGGCAACCTGTACGGATACCAGCTCTCCGAGGTCAACAACGGCGGCTGGGACGCGACGAAGGCCGAGCTGATCGCCGGTGACTGGTCCAAGGCCATCGTCGGCATGCGCCAGGACATCACGTTCAAGATGTTCGACCAGGGCGTCATCACCGACTCCAACGGCGTGGTCCTGCTCAACCTCATGCAGCAGGACTCCGTCGCGATGCGCATGGTCATGCGTATGGCGTTCGCCACCGCCAACCCGGTCACGCCGCTGAACACCGACAGCGCCACCCGGTACCCGTTCGCGGTCATCCACCCCGGCACGACCGTCAGCTAAGTCGGGATTCTCCCGGCCGGCGTCCGCTCGCCGGCCGGGAGTCCCTCACCGGGAGGTGTCGTGCGGGTTCTCGCGATGCTCGCGGCATACCCGCCGCATCAGTCCATCGGCTCGTGGATCGTCACGCACACGCTGCTGCGCGCCCTCGTCGCTCGGGGGCACGAGGCGGACGTCCTGCTCGAATCCACCCGCGGCGAGCCGTACGAACTCAATGGCGTGCGCGTGTGGCCGCGGACCGGCAAGTCTGATCCGTTCGCCCGACTCGCCGACGCGGATGTGATCGTTTGTCATGCCGGCGGCACCGGCCGGCCGGAAGTGCTCGGGAAACTGTGGGGTATCCCGGTCGTCGTGCACGTTCACAGCGTCTCCGCCCTGACCACGGCCACGC